TCTGAAGAACCGCGTATGGGGCATCGTCGGTGATAAGACCAACAAGACCGGTAATACGTAGAACAGCGCGACACCAATTACTAGTAACTGGAGCAGCCGGGTCCAAGGCAAGATACCCGGCAGCGCGATTAGCGAGCGCTTGCGCATCAGAACGTTCGTTAGGGGCGAAGCTAAGGTGGAGTTTTCGCCAGGTTCGCTCAGGGTCTTGTAAGGACCCGAGGATGCCACAATGCGATTGGTGGAAGATGCGCCCCAGAAAGGCTAAACTTCCAAACCTCCTCTCACACTTAACCTTGAGGCCCAAGTACGCCGCAGTTCTCTCCATAATGCTAGGCTCAATGGGTATAACCCCATCATCACCACCAATCGCACCAATATGTGCCCAGGCTACACCAGGTGTTAACTTGGATTCACGTAGAGCACAATATGCCGCGAACGCATTATGGACAGAATTACTGTTGGTTGTCCCAGGAGAACCAGATAACTGCGTGCAATCAACGGAGTACCGCACCCCTGTTGCGGTGGAACCTTCGGCTACCAATTCAGCGTCCATGAGGGTCTTGAGCTCCTCCCGTTGTTCGGGGGCCACCCATCGCAACATGGACGGTTGGTCAACGTTCCGTCGCAACCAGGCATTGATACTACCGTCGAATGTAGTGTAGTCGGACTCCGTTAAACATCCATGCTTCTGGGAAAGGTGAACTATACGTCGTGCTACGCGGGCAGGTGAAAGCCCAGGCATAAACCACGGGGTCTTCATAAGTACATCTTCCTTAAAAGCAAGGGTGTATGAGGAGTATTGGAGACCGTGCACTGTGGGGACAGTAGAGATGTTTCGAGGCGCATTCGGTTTGGCATAGGATTCACCCTTCATGAAAGATTCTATATGAATCTTCCCAGGAGGTCTCATCCAAGTACGCACCTTATCCGAACGCCCACGTTGCGTAGGTCGGTCTTGCAACTCAACCACACGCTCAATGGACAGTCGGCCGCCACACCCAGCCACAGGCACCAACGCGCGAACATACTCGCGTGCGTATTTAACGAACCGATCGGGTGGTATAGGATCCACCTTAGGGGCATTAATACGCTTCGCGACAGTAGCCACGTCGTTGTTGTTGCTCCGTACAGGTACAAAATCAGGATTGGTAACCAGTGGGTAGCATACAGCTCTACCCACAGGTTTACCATCTTCATTAACAGACCCCCCTTTCGGTAAGATCATGTATCTGCGCGGAGTAAAGAAGCCCCCCATGTCTGTTGCCATCCTACGTGGTTGCGTCAAGCCACTGAGCAAAATTTCATAAAGTGGCGGCGCACCCACGTCTGCCATCGCAGTAACCGTTGGGTTTTTGTCAGCCCGGATGTAACGTTCCACATCGTATATCTGAGGTTTGGTGGAAACCTGCAGACGTATACGCATGGCCTCTATCGTCTGGCCTGGCAGTGTAATGCTTGTAACGGCAACACCACCAGACAACTTACCAAGAGACGTCACTTCACCGGTATGAGTACGGTAGGTATGATGGACACCCACCTGCCCAAAAGTAAAATCCATACGGTGCATAGGAACCAACGAGAACAACGTTCCTATAAAGCGCACAGAATATACTGGGTTGAGGAGTACAAGTCGAT